GTATGAATGCTATGGCCAATGTTTTGTGCATGATAATCCCTTATGTGAATGTATAGTATTTATCAATTTTCCTTATCACTGTATAAAATGGTAGGTTGTCTTTGTATTTTTCAAGTTGGGCTGCCAAAACCCTCGAACCGTTGAATAGTATGTAAATCATATTATCAATCTTAAATTGTATTGTTACGTACTGGGTGTCTCGGTGATGTTTGCTTTCTTTTAGTTTGAAATCGAGCACTAATATCTCTTTATTTAATATTTCTTCGATCTTCTTTTTGTCGCCGTCGAATACTTTTGATTCTTCTGCGAAATCTGAAAATCTAGGGTATTCAGCCAAGCATTCCACCTCTTAATGGGTTGTTTGTGCCGTTTTTGGCGCATATATCTTCTACGATTTTATGAATTTGAAGATCGATTAAATCCGTTTTTAGGTTGTGGCAATCTGCATATTTCATCCATCCTTGATAGCTCATTACACTAGTTACCATGCCTCGTGTTTTTGGGTTTGAACTTTTGATTTGTGAGACTGTTTGTTTGAATCGGGTTGCTATAGATTTACGCAGTGTGGTGTGTGAGGGGTAGAATCGATATCCTAAAAAATCTATTCCCCTTATGCCTACCGGAAATATCTGCCAATTGTTTTTTAATTGTAGTTTCAGGTTCTTTTTCAGATACTTAGATACTTTCATGTGTAACTCTGCGAGATGTTCCTTGCTGGCGTGGAGGATCACCACATCATCACAGTAGCGGAAGTAGTATTTGCAGCCCTGCTCTTCTTTCATCCAGTGATCGAATCTTGATAAGTAGAGGTTGCCGAAATGCTGACTTAAGTAGTTTCCGATAGGTACACCTTCTGTGGAGTCTATAATTTCATTGAGGATCCACATCACATCAGGGTCTTTGATCTTGCGTTGTAAGATGGATTTTAGGATGTCATGATTTATCGAGGGGTAGAACTTGCGCACATCCATTTTAAGGCAGTACGTTGTGTTTTCTTTATCTGTTAGTGCTGCTTTTATGCGCTTAACGCCTTTGTGGATGCCCCTACCTTTTAAGGAGGAATAAGTGTCTGCGATTAGGGTTTTCATCCAGATTGGTTCGAGAATTTGGACTATGCAATGATGGATGATCCTGTCCGGAAAATACGGGAGTTTGAATATCTCCCGTTCTTTTGTGCTGTCGAGCTTCATGAATGTCGTGTATTCGGAGTTTTGGAAGGTTTTGTTTAGTAGCATGTCCTGAATTTTTGATAGGTAAAGGTCTTCGTTGGCGTTTACCATCTGCACCTCGTGGTAATGCGCTTTTCCCTTCCTTGCGTTCAGGTGCGCTTTTCGGATGTTCTCCATGCTGCATAGTTGGGGGTACAAGTTGCCGTATCGTTTCATTGTTCTTTTGCCTTAGTTATCTCGGAGCGTTTGAGTCGTGAGACCTACCAGCACCTATGAGATGTTGTTATGTGTTTTGCCAAGAGGCATGGTCTTGATGTGTAGATTTGAGGTTTAAGGCAAGCTGACTGCCAATATTAACATTGTTATTCGAGGCAGTGTTATTCGCATTCATGTAGAACGCTCCAGTGTTCGCACTGTTATTCGCATTACTGCCCAGTTTGACAACGCGCCAACTGGCAAACATCTCAACCAATTATATATTTTTTTCATTTCTGTTTTCCAATATATAACAATAATATTAGTAGGTAAGCCGACCGCCAATACTAACATAGTAATTCGAGGCAGCGTAATCCGCACTCACGCAGAACGCCCCAGCGTTCGCACCGCTATACGCATGACCGCCCAGCTTGACAACGCGCCAACCGGTATTTTGCCAGTAATAGTCACAGATATAAGAACTGGCGGTACCGACAGATGCTGGGAGGAATCCGCGGTCCGTATCACATAAAGTTATTTGCCAATTATTTGCGGATGCGAGGGTTACACCGATATCGGTGTACCCGACACTGGTATCATCAGCCCAAGCAGATGCATTGTTCGTGACGTAAGGGGAATGGTCGTAGATATTGATGCCGTCTACCCATTTCCATACATTGCCATACCAGTTTTCAATACCACGATACGTCATGTACGCGTCATTCGTGTTGCCACCGACTGAGTTCGTGCCATCACCGTCGCCGTTGGACTTGCCACACTGCCCAATATAGCTGTCTGCTGTCCATGTGCCGCCTGATAGTTGCGTTCTTCCATATCCTATTGTGCTCTGTGAGTTAAAGTCTGCGTATTCGATCAAGTATAAAAGTTGTATCGCGGAGTTCAAGTCGAAGTCAAGTTGTCGCCATCCTGCACCCCGTTCGGCTGCCATCGCGCGGAACTCAGATCGCGTCTCATTTGTCTTGGGATACGTTCCTGAAACCGAACAAAGTTTGTCACCAGAAGCATACATATCGTCTATGATGTTTGCGCTCGGAACCATCCCCCCAGTCGAGGCGTCCCACATACTACCTTCGTACGCACCGATGTAGCGGTAATCTACCTCTGCGCCGTCTTTTATGAACGCAGGGTGTACTTCAAAGCCCGTGAGGTTGAAACGGCTAATGTTCCATGAATGTGTTGATCCGGTGAAGGTGTGATCGAAGTAAAACTTCGGTATCTCGACCATCACCTGTCCGTCTGCACCCGATAGGTCTGCGAGTGTGCCATCCGCTTTCAGTGAGGAGTTTGCAGGGTCGAGATAGTAATTTACCGTGCCGTTGTCCCATAGCGTGCAGCGGCGGATATGAGACCACGGAAAAATGTTGTCAAAGTCGGGCTGGGTGTACGAGCCGACAGTGGTTGTGCGAACATAAGAGTTCGTTGATTCGTTCCAGTCGGTGCCACAAGTCGTGTAGGTGTAGTTTGTACCGTTCCAGTTGAATGTGAAATAGGATAGTTCGCTAGTGGATATACTCACATTGATAGTAGTATGATTGGTGTAGATAGTTGTTGCGTTTCCAGGAGTCGGTGAGGTGAAATTAAGTTCTGACACGTAAGCCCAAGGGTCAAGAATGAAAAAATGACCGTTAGCGATAGCTTGTGGGATGGTTTCGCTGTGTGGTTTTATCGCTATATCATATTTTCCATTCCCACCGTTAGTACGGATGCGGGTGCGGATGGTATACATTTGCCCGGCATTCACATGAGCACCTAAAATATAATACCATGTATCCTTATCATCGTAATTATAATTTACCTTTTGGAACTTACCTGAAATATCATAATAATATACAGTTTTGTTTCGCCGCGTATGCCAATACGCAGTGTAATTCATGCCATCGGTTTCATAAGAATCGAACGCTATGACTGCTGTTGCTTCAGTCCATTCATCACAATCCAAAGTTGTGTTGTTGAGTTGCGCGCATTGCTGGTAAGTGATCGTATAACGATGTGTGTTGTAGGAATTTCCATAGTCTATTGGAGTGGCATCAGGCGTGTTTACAATCGATGATACGTTATAAAACCATATACGGTGTGAGGTATTGTAGTACACCTTATGTGGAGCAAATAGTTGAGCAGCAACAGGATAGCTAGACGAAGTGTTGAAACCGTATGCAATATCAATATCTCCGCTCCAGCTTTTGGATATAAATGTTGAATAGACCCATGTCCCCCCATATATTGTGGCAGGGGTTGCAGAAATGTAATATAGTGGCGTATCTTCGTACACTGTATTGCCGTCAGACGTAAAAATATATGCATTTGAATCAGTTGAGAGTAGTGTCGACAAAAAGAATAATAAACCAAATACAATGATTATAGCAACAATATAATGTTTTAACCCAATTTCTTTTAGAAGAGATGGCATCTGAAGCACCTCCGGATGTGTATCGATTTCATGAAAGGTTTTATGATGTTGAATATTTATAAAGTTTTTGGTATCTGAATACGGAGAGGGGAAACCTCATAGTTTTCCACTCACATCTCTAACCACATCTACTGCCATCACAGCCGCATAGAGGATCATTATTCCGCCAAATATAACCAGAAACAAGGATATTGACCCTGGCGCATAATGAACCGTCTCAATGGTGCTAGTACTGTTATTGGTCATCACATAATCACGCGTGACGCCACCAAACATATCGAATCCGAGAATCAAATATAAGATGCCTGCTGTGAATCCGGAAAGTATGTGGGTATAGTTCTCATTGTCCGTATATATCCATGCATAGAAGGTCAGGAGAACCGCCAGACACATTATTACAATAAATATATCAAGTAATATTATAACCAGCCTCCTTGTGTTTTTGTGACTGTCATCAGTATATCAATACACCCCATATTATTTAAAACTATGCCGCCTCGTTGGATGTTGTTGGCGTCTGCCGCTCCAGCAGCGCATTATTTATCTTTCTTGTGAAAAAGAATGAAGTATGGATTAGCACGAATTTGTTCGGTATTACTTTCGGAGAATGGTGTTACTTACGTTTTCGGTATTACTTCAAGAGTTTGGTATTACTTCCAGATGGCAGTATTACTTTTGGAGTTTGGTATTACTAACTTTTCTTGTAATACCGCCAGAAGAGTGTAAGGAACAATCGCTTGATATTTGCGAACAGAACGATTGTATCTGCAAGCACCCAATAGAACCGGTGAGCGTCTTCACGGGGACGATATCCGCGACGGATGCGATCAAAGTTCTCATTCATCTGCCACACCCCTGTAT